CATCCCGCGCCGGGCCACCGTCGGCGGCATGGGGCCTGCGGATGTCCGTTACCGTGGAATAGGATTCCACCATGCCGCCCAACGGCACGTAGCAGCGCGCTAAGTAGTCACCTGGGGGCAGACCAATGGGTGCGCAGAACGGCACCTGGGCGTACTGGATAGCGGCGCTGATGGCGTCCATTTGGGCGGCGGTAAGAACCACTGGTGAGGCAGCATCAACGCCTTGTCTGGCTTCATCGCGCACCCGGTCCATGACAGCAACAACATCAGTGGGCAATGTTGGGGTCAGCCGTGCCGCAGTGACGTCGGTAAGGTCACCGCAAGTGCTGGACAAATCCTGCAGGGTGAGCTCATTCTCTGAGACGAACAGCGCGCACTGTGCCTCGGGGGCTTTCTTGAAATCCGGCTTAAGTTTCAGCAGCAGTCTGGCTGATGCCGCCGTGATTTCCACCTCGGCATGTTCGGCAGCAACGATAGCGAAATAGGTGGGCACCGCCGCCTGAATCATGTGCCGAGGGTTAGCGGCGCACACCAGCAGCCGCTCACCCCGGAACACCAGCTTGACGACGTCGAAGTCCTCAGCCTTCCGGCTGGCCACTTTAATCACAGCGCGGATTGCGTTGTGTAGCTCCCGGGTAAACAGGACAGCTTTTGACTTGACCGGCAGCTGGGAATAGTCAGGCATGGGTCTCGGCCTCCCGGATCCTGGCGGCGGCATGGATAGCATCCAAGTATGGCTGGTCCAGCGCCTGGGTGGCGGCATCCAACTCACCGAACGGCACCAAATCTTTATGCAGAGGCGCACTATCAACCCGCCAAGCAGCCCAGGCATCATGAACGTCTGATAGCGTGACAGCAGTGCCCTTAGCGCGCATGAGCACCGCATAAATAAGGAACAGAGGGAACTGCTCGTCGTCCGGCCTAGCAATGTTTTTCGGCAAACACCGGCAGATGAGCGCGGCGTCTTCTTCGAGGTAGGTCAGCATTTAGGGCTCCTGGAGAGTGCGGAGGGTATCAATAAGATGGGGGTTGTCTTCCAAAACGCCGTAGGCTGCGGCGAGCACTTGCCCCGGCGCGGCATGAACAATGCTGTATGCGGCGGCGGGGATGGGCACCTCGGTGACCCGCCAGCCGTCAACGGAGTAGACGACCGCATAGGATTCGTGTTCCCCGGTGGTGGGGTTGTGGGGCCAGTCAACGATCGCCCACGTTTCATGGATGTGCAGGGCACCGATCGTATCGCCGGACGCGGCAAGCGACGTTCGCCGAATGTCAGTAGCGTTCATCGTGTTTTCCTTAGGTTGGATTGGTGAGTTTTACGTGTGCAGGTTTCCATGTGCGCCACGTACAGTCGTTCTCCCGCAATCCGGGCTTGTTCCCTGGCAACGCCGTAAACATAGTGGGCGCGGCCAAGACTGATACGCCAGCGGCCGTCTAGGGTCGGACAGGGGTCAAGTGGGATGTTTTTGTCGTTAGTAGTTTTTGCCCAGCGGATTTCTGCGCCGCACCAGCGACACCATGCGCGGCTCATGCCGGTGCCTCCTGCTGCTCTGCCCACTGGAGCAGGCTAGACAACGCACGGTACTGACTATTCTGGCCGCGGCGTTGGAACGCAGCAGCCCACTGCCACGCAGTAGACATCTGGATAAAAAGGCTCCCGTGTGCTGCGGGAAGCCCAGCTAGCGTCATCTCGGGGAGCAGCTCGAACCCGGGGATGCATGCGACCAAGTCGCCCAGGCCGATGGCATCCGCATGCCCCTGGGAGAACCGGAGAGATACCAACCGACTTGAATACATGCGGCGGATAACCATAGGAGAGCGAACAACGGGCGCAGTCATGATTGGGGCTCGCCGGTCGCTATTGAGTTTATGGTCTTCAAGCCAGCGATGACGTTTTCCATGTGGGTCGTTGCGTGTCGCATGCAGGTGAACGCTTTTTCATCGTTGCCGTTCTCGAATGATTCCCGGCACATACCGATAGCGGTAAGCGCAGCGTTGGCCGCATACCGGGTATCTTTCAGTAGTTTATTGGGCAGTAACGGGACTATGGCCTCAATATCCGCCATGGCCGACCCGGCATCAGTGCTGCTGCTATCGGAGCCAGCGGCAGAGCCGGAGCCGTCAACAGTGTTGACGCTGTCCGCCGTTGGGGCAGATGCGTCTACAGTGACTAGCCAAGGGCTTTCGTGGGGGCATTGATGGGTTTTATAGGCGTCCCGTTGCTCACATGCATCATGCAGCGCCGCATGTAAATCGGCAGCACGCTGCTCAGCAACCACTTTCGCCGCAGTCAACGTCTCAACCTGGGCGTGTAAATCATGAATAATCAAAGCGATGTCGAGGCCGCTTTCTGCTTCGGCGTTCCCCCGCTCAAGCAGCTTAGCGATCAACTCTTGTTGCCACACTGTGGTGGTGGTCAGGCTGTCAGCGAGCCGAGCTGAGAGATCAGTAGAGTCCAGCATGGCGGTATCCTTCCTGTTCGGCCACCGGATGAGCGTCCATGAATACCGTCAAGTCGGCTAGGGCGATCCGGTAGGGGGCGTTGCGTCCCACAGTGGTGGCCATCGACGGCTGGGTAGCGCGCAGCACACCCTGGCGGCAGAATTTCCTGATCTGCCATTGGGAAAAGCCGGAAAGCGTGGCGGCTTGGGCGGTGGTCAACCATTGCG